ATAGGAGGTATGATAATAGGTTCTGGAGAAGGGATAGGGACAGGAATAGGTGTCGGAGCAGGTGTTGGTAATTTTACGACAACTGTTTTAGTAACTTTAGATTTTTTTTCTTTAGGGCCTGGAATATAAAGACCATTTTGTTTTGGGTATAAAGTTACATGATTTATAGCTTCGGGAATTGTAATCGAAGCTTTATTACGGACAAACGATGTTGGAGGAAAATAATCTAAAGCCGTTTTACTTACCAAACCAGTTGCTGTCAACTGTGTTGGATAAAAATTCCATACAAATGCTTCCGTATTATTCGACCATGATCCTTTAGTTGGTAGAGAAATAGGACCGTTTCCTGTGATAACGGCATTCACTAAAAGTAATGACGATGACATTATATCTAATTATTTATCAATATTTTTTTTTTTTATTATTTTTCAATAATTCATAATATTAATCATCATCAATGGTTATGATATCCTCCTGTTTTATTTTTTGTGTTGATTTTTTATTTTTAATCAATGGAAGATGTTTCACACATCCTGGACATTTTAAATGCAACTGTTGAGACCATGGGATTATTTTTTCCCACCAGCATTTTTCACAAACACGATGAGCACTCCTACCATGTTCATTTAAACATTTTCTAAAATGAAAATAAGCGGTTTTGTCTGGAATTTGATTAAAACAATTACAACATGTTTCCATTTTTATATCAACAAAATAAAAAATTATAGTGTTCAGATTCTACAAGAAATAGTAAGAAGATGACTCGCAACAAATTTATACTTAAATTTACGGGAAGGGAGTCGTTTCCTATTATCTAATTTAAATCGTAATAAACATTCAGAAAAAAATTATATTTTTTTAATTTTTATATATAATAAAATATGAGTTTAGAAAAAATAGTGGATAATTCAAGAACAGATAAAAATACTGTGCATTCTTATTTACCTCTATATCAAAAATTATTAATGAGCAAAAAGGAAACTGCTAAGAATGTTTTAGAAGTGGGAATATATTATGGAGGAAGTATAAAATTATGGAATGATTATTTTACAAATGCGAATGTTTATGGTTTAGATATTATGAATATTGATAATGTTTGGGAAGGTATTAAAAATAATGAAAAAATCATACTATATACATCAATAGACGCATATAATAATGATTTTTTTATTGATCATTTCTTAAATAAAAACATACGTTTTGATTTTATGTTAGACGATGGGCCACATAGTTTAGAAAGTATGAAACAATTTATAAAATTATACTCTCAAATAATGACACACGATGGTATATTAATAATTGAAGATGTTCAATCCTGGGATTGGATTGATATATTAAAAGATGAAGTTCCAGAAAACTTGAAACAATTTATCAAAATTTATGATTTAAGACCAAATAAAAATCGTTATGATGATATAGTTTTTACGATTGATAAGTCAAATATATAGTTTTCATTATATTTTATTATACTTGTTTATTAACTACAATAAAAGTCGGAGTTTTAAATGTCGAAAAAAAAAAGTATAAAAAAAAAATTAAAATTAAAAAAAATGAAAGGAATCGTTATTCTAAAAAATCATGGTTATGTATTAATGAATCAAATTAATCATTTTCAATTGATAATGATTTTTCATCTTGAAAATTTTGAACCCAAAACAACTCATGCTATTCATATTCATGAATTTGGAGATACAAGCGATGGCTGTACTTCATTGGGAGGTCATTATAATCCAGAAAAAAAGGATCATGGACATTTAGGTACTTCCAATCGGCATAAAGGAGATTTATTTAATAATTTTACTACCGACGATAATGGTAATTTTTATTACGAGTTTATGGAATATGATATCCACATAAATGATTTGTTTGGGAGGAGTATTGTCATTCATTATTTACAAGATGATGAAGGTTTCCAAAAATATCATGAAACTCCATATTATTTATTATCAGATAAATTACTGGTAAAATTATGTGACGAACGAGGTTACCAAAATTTACATTCCCGTAAAGAGTATATTGATAAACTGAATAAAGAATCCTTAATCACAGGAAATGCTGGAAAACGATTAGTATGTGGGATTATAGCTCGTAAAAAAAATTAAAAAAAATTTTATAGTAAATGAATGATATCATACCTATTATTTTATGTGGCGGATCGGGCTCCCGATTATTTCCGTTGAGTCGTAAAAATATTCCAAAACAATTTTTATATTTACAAAATAATCAACATTCTTTATTACAGAATACTGTTCTTCGATTATTACAAAATAAAAATATTCGTGAAATCGCTTTTGTTTCCAATATTTTATATTATAATATATTGATCCATCAAATTAAATCTTTAAATCTCCATGTCACCGTTAAATATTTTTTTGAACCCTCTTCCAGGAATACATGTCCTGCCATTGGATTTATCCTTCAATATTATTATTTATATCATTCATTCACAGGTAGATTATTATTTTTACCCTCGGACCATATTTATGATCATTCTGAATTTAATAGTATGATGTCTGATTTACAATTTAATCATCATACCAATGATGTATGTACAATATTTGGTATTAAACCAACTTATCCTGATACAGGATTTGGATATATAGAATTTAAAAACCAAAAAGTACTTTCATTTAAAGAAAAACCTGATCTTAAAACGGCTGAACTTTATTTACAGTCTGATCGTTATTGTTGGAATTCGGGAATGTTTGTATTTACAAAAGATATTATAGAATCATATAAATATTTTAATGAAAGAACATTCGATATTATACGACAAATTTTAATGAATAATTATAAAAAAGATGAAAATTGTATCATAATTGATGATTTATACAAACAATGTGAAGATATTTCAATAGATTATGCTCTTATCGAAAAAATACCTGATAAAATGAATTTTTATTTGTATAAAGGCGTTTGGTCGGACATTGGTTCTTTTTTCTCATTAGTTCCATATTCTGATGATTATTTAGCATTTAATAGCCATAATAATTATGTCAATACGACTAAAAAAGTCATTTTGAATGATATCAGTGATGCAGGAATTATAGAAACAGATGATCTGATTTTAATTACCAATATTCATAAATCACAAGAGATCAAACAAATCTTCAATTCAATCCCAGCCGATTTTCAATTCAATACATTTATTGATTATCGGCCTTGGGGATTTTATCAAGTCCTTAATAATTTTGATAATATGAAAAGTAAAAGAATCACCGTTTACCCTCACAAGCGATTAAGTTTACAATCACATACTCAACGTTGTGAGCATTGGATATGTTTACAAGGAAAGGGGAGAGCACAAATTAATGATGATTTTATCGAATTATTTCCTAATAAACAAGTGTTTATAAATTTTAATGATAAACATAGACTAATCAATGATAATGAAGATGATTTAGTAATTATTGAAATACAAACCGGTACTTACTTCGGAGAAGATGATATAATACGATATGAGGATGATTATGGTAGAATATAAATTTTATTTACATTTCATCCAGCCATGTTTTTTTATCATAATACACTTCGATGGCATGATTATCTGGTGATAAAGATAAGCAATATTTAGAGGGTTCATCAAAACCTTCCAGATGTTTCATTATGATGGCACGACCAGTTTGAAGCACCCGACAGAGTATAAAATCAATAAAAGGACATTCTTTGTCTATAAAATCATCCTTACTACAACAAAGCACCATTAAAATTTTATTCGATAAATAATTATGAAATGGTACGTTATGTAAAGAATCGTTTACATTTTCATTTTTTTTTTCTTCATAGAACCATTTATTTACAAATCGTGAATATTTTTTATCAAGGTCTCTAAATATAGTATCTTTATCATTGAGTGTATAATTAATGATTAAAAAATCTGGCTTTTTTAATTTTTTTTTAATGGCGAGTTCATTATCGAATACAATATTTATGTCGTTTTTTTCAAAGTCTTGAAGAGAACGCAAGTTATCCCATCCGGGATTGTCTGCGTCTCCACGTTTCATTTTTATTTCTGTCCAAAAATGTAGAGATTGAATATAATAATGATTGAGATGCAAATCAGCCGATTCAAAATCAACATCCTCCGGATTATATTCATAAAACATGCTATACTTTTTGGGGGATTTCCATCCCATAAAAATTGTATAAGGTTCTTTATCATAATCTTTAATTTTAGGTTCTGCCATATGCGCAAGAACTTTAAAATATTTAGGTTGAATCATAGTTTTTACGAGACTTTTTTTGGTTAGATCAGATCTTTTTAAAAAATTATCAATCACATTCGGCGGTTGATCTTTATGCCCATTCGATCCAAAACATTTCCATGGAATCACTATTGCTTTTGTCGTTGAATTCATTTGTCGTAAATAATCAGAAATGGATGGGTATTTTCTCGCATATAAGAATTCATCCATATCTAGATGAATTACCCATTGAAAACTTTTTTCTATATATTTATCGAAAATGTATTGTGCAATTATTGTTTGTTTATGACGAAGTTTGCACGAAAAAAGCGAAAGATTTGGGATATTACGGATTTTAGATTCATGAAATCCATCATTCGAATCATTATCAACGAGTATAATATGATCCGCACCTTCTAAAAAATAATGTTTAATCCATTCGAGCATGATATGATTTTCATTTTTAAATTGAGTATAAATGCATAATAATTTTTTTTCATTGTTTTTGGGAAATTGATTTGAAAAAATTAGATTCAGTGATTCGGAAGAAAATTGTTCCCGTTTTGAAATGGAATAAATATATATTATGATGATTAATAGGAATACTAAAATAAATATGAAAATTCCCAATAATAAATAATATTTTTTCATTATTTTATATCTAGATATAAAATAATTTTACGCTCCTCTCTTTTCTTTTCTCTAAAAAATATTGGTCAACGTGGTACGAGTAATTCATATACAATTTTTTAATCCATGCAATAAAGAAATTTCTGGATTCCAGCCGAGTTGTTTCAGTTTTTCATTGTTAATATAATAACGTTGATCATTGAATGGTCTATCTGCAATGTATTCTACATATTTGTGAATATTATCATCATTTTTAATCATTTTTACCAGGATTTGTGCGATTTCCATCACCGAAAATTCCATACCTTCATCACAACCAATATTATAGATTTCTCCTATTTGTCCTTTTTCTAAAATAACTTCAAAAGCTTTTGCCGTATCTAACACGTATAAAAATCCTCTGACCGCAGAACCATCACCTTGTACCGTCATTTTTTTATTTTCCTTTAATAATTTGATAAATCGTGGAATTAATTTCTCCGGGTATTGATTCGGTCCGTATACATTATTTCCTCGCGTAATAATGATTGGAATTTTAAATGAATGCAAATAAGAAGTTGCAATCAATTCTGCTCCTGCTTTTGTAGCAGCATAAGGATTTGTAGGACATAAAATTGAATGTTCTGTTTTTTGTTCTTCTTCCACAGAATTCATGGATTCACCATAAACTTCGTCGGTAGAAACGTGAATAAATTTTACAATATTTCCATATTTTCGAACGGCCTCTAATAATGTATGTGTTCCTAAAACATTATCATAAGTATATTGTATAGAATCTTCAAAAGAATTTTGAACATGAGATTGCGCCGCAAAATGGATTATATGTGTAATATTGTATTCTTGTAATACATGATATATTAAGTTATAATCTGTTAAATTCCCTTTTATAAATTTGTATTTTTTATCGTTGCGGATATTTTTATCAACATTCTGTTCATTTGCACAGTAATACATAATATCGTAATTTACTAATATATTAACTTTTTTCAAAGGAAAATAATGATTGATAAAATTACTACCGATAAACCCATAACCTCCTGTTATAAGTAAATTCATTGATTTCTTTATATTTTATAACTTTTTATATAGATATTTTTTTACATTATTTTTTTCGTCTTTAAAAAATATGTCATATAATATAGAAATGGATCCGATAACTTCAATAAGAATACAAAAATGTAAAACAGCAAAAGTTTTGGCCTATGAAATTGTAAATAATTTTATACCCATGATTTCTATTAATTTTCAGACTCAACCCGAATCCCCACCGGCACCCCCATTAGGACAGATTAGTAATATTCAAATCAATTCTGATTATCAATTAGATGAAACTTCCATTATTTTATCAAGAGTATATAGATTTAATTCTTTACTATTATCAGAAAATAATCAATTTAAAGTTACATTTTCTGAAAATCCAGAACTTATTAATTTGCAAACCGATTTAAAAGAAATGGATTGCGATTCAAATTATAATTGCACCTGTACATTTTTGGATAATTCTACCATTGATGATTTTATTGAATCATAAATGAATTAAAAACGGCTATAAAAATAAAACATTATTTTTCTACGAAAGGTGGAATATCATTTTCATCAAATTTATAGGGTAAACTTTTAAAATATCGATCCCAATAATCAACACCTGTTTTTTCAATATCACAAATTTTAATTTTTTCGCAACGAGGATAATAATTTTTGGAAAAATATAATACATTTTTGGATAAACAACATGGATCGAGTCCATATACTTTACATATATCTTGTCCTAAATATGGATTCCCTTTTTCATCTTTTTCATTCGCTAGTTTATCGAACGCATTGACGGTACCGGGTCCTGGATTACAATATTTTGGGACCTGACGAGGATTAAACATATTCGAATATTCAAAATTAGTAGTTACCGTTTTCTCTACATTTTTAGAACAGTCTGTATCATTAAAATATTGTATCGCTTCTTTAAAATTCACATCTGGAAATAATTGACGATAAAGAAGGATACCTTTTTTAGGAATTTTAATGTCTTGAATCGGTTTTACGGAT